TGGGGAGGCGGGGGAATGAGCGAGAAACCAGCCCCACGGGAATATGACACGATCACCTATTACCGGGGTCGTCCTGTTTCAGAGATGAGCCGTATCGAACTGATCGCGGCATTGCAGGATGTTGGCCAGATGTTGGAAAGGGAGCGGGAAAATCACATAAAAACATTAGAAATTTGGACGAAGCGAGCCAAGGCTAGGCAGCTATGAACTCTGACCCAAAATTCACCCGCCGCGCCGATCTGGAAGCGTGGGTAGCCCGCGAAGCTGCAAAGGCTATCACACCAAGGCAACAGCTTGACGCAATTCCTATAATTCGCCGCGTCATCCTCGCGCACCAGCATTTGAAGGATTGAACATGACCACACTGATTGAACGGATCAAGGCAGCGCGTGATGGCTTACCGCCCGATAGTGGTATGGCCGAAGAGCATGACGCTTTTCAAGCCGCCATCGCAGCCCTCGAACTTGCTGACAAGATGGCGGATGTTCTGGAAAAAGTGGATATTCCAAACTGGTGGTTAACAGAAAATGAGTACAAAGCGCTCACCGCCTACCGCGCAGCAACGAAAGGAACTGAAAATGACCCGGCGCATGGAGGGAAAAGCCATGACTGACGAAGCCAAGGAACTTCTCGCCCGATGGGATAATGCTCCCCTTTGGAACGATGCGGTCAAGGATGCTGACGCGACTTTGTTTGACGACACAGTGGCCCTCATCACCACCATGCAAGCCGAGATCGAGCGGCTGAAACAAGCTGGCAATCAACTATTCGCTCATAGCGAACACTTGCTGACATGCTCTTGGCATGATGCCGGTGAATGCAACTGCGGCCATGACGACGCAATCAAAGCATGGAAGGATGTGGCTGGTGGATAACGTAACCATTACCGATGCGGACCGGGAAGCCTATTTAGCATTCAACAATATGCCACAAGGCATCGCCCAAGCAGTCAGGGACGGGAAATATGACAAGTTAACTGGTATGCAGATCATCGCCTGCCACCGCCTGCTAGGCCATCGCGAGGGGCTGGAAATGGCGGCTAAGGTGGTTAAGGTAACAAGCAATCGCGATCTTTCGACTGCCGCCACGGTTAAAGCCATCCGCGCCCTGAAACCAGTCTAACCCCTCTCCATGCGGCTTCGGCACTTCCGCGCATGGATGATCGCCAGCCGGGGGCCTGTTGACGCAGGCGGCGTTATACACCCCGGCACTATTCACCAGTTTACCCCGGTGGCCATAACCACAGGCACGAATGCGGATTCCAGCCATTTGCTGCCGGGGTAAAACCATTGCGCTGATATGCGCGTTGTGGTAAAACATGCTCAATATGACTGCAACCGCTGCGCAAGTACGTTGTGGTTCTTTGTTTCCGCCCGCCTGCTGGCTTATCCGGTGGGACGTTGCAACCGGGCAGAATAGGGTGGTGGTTCGGGCAAGCCGGAATTACCTGACGCGAAAGCAGCCGCCACCCGACCTAACCACATCACCCTGCCCAGCGTCGATTAAGCTTGGCTTTCATCCCAAAGCCGCTCGGCCTCTGCCAATAGGTCGATCCCATGCTTCTCATTGAATTTGACTGGCCCTAAGCCGTGAATGCTGTCGTGTGGTCCGTGATCGGCAAGATGGTGAAATGGGCAGAGAGGCGTAACACGGCGATCTGTGCGCGCAAGCCTGCCAAATCCTGCGCTGGTCGCATGATGAAGCTGGACGGGCCGCTCGCCGCAGATTAGGCACCCCATAGCGCCCAGCCGCGCCATGTGCGCCGCCTCGTCCTTGGGTTTAGGTGGTTTGCGCTTGGCTTTGATCGGCGCGCTGCGCTTTATGGGCGACTTGGCGCGCAACGGTGTCTTGCGCTGCAATGGCTTGCCGGGTTTCATCACGATCTAGTCCTTAATCCACCTTGCCGGTGTTGTTGCAGTTTGGACAGGATCCGACCTTCCATTGGGGCGACTTGCCTTTGCATATCTTGCATAGGCCGACGGTCCTTAGGATCGCAGCGCGACGCCGTTCACGGATTACATCAGCCCTTGCGCGCCGAGCTGCTGCGGTGGCCTCCTGCGCCATTATGGCCTCCATTGTTTGATGATCGTGGTAGGGCCAACGAGAAGGGGCAGCATATGCCGCCCCTCCGTTTATGCCAAACCGTTCACGCACATAATGTACATAAGACGGGTCTGGGTTTATGTTGCTTATGGCAGCTTTCCATCCTTATCAGGCCAGCACACAATGATGCCGGCGATTGCGAGGTAGATGAGGAAAAACATTTCAAATGGCATGGTCAATTTCTTTCCGATAAATCCTGCCACCAGATTTCGATAGCAGCTCGGCTTTTGCGCGACATTTTGGCAAGATGACTGGCTGCAAGGTCGAACTCTGGCCCATCGACCGGCGCGACCGTGGCGTTGACGCGCAAGTTGCTGGAGTAATAGGACCGAGCCGCGACGGTGTCGCCCAGATCATCAACCGAGCGTATGGTGATTGCCTCAATCTGGTGCCAGAAAAACACATCGCACCCACTGTAGAAAAACGAGGTGATACCCGACTCTGAAACCTCGCGTACATCAGCGTCCATGCGCTGCCCCCATTCGCAAAGGATGTCGATTGCCACATTGCGCGGCATGATACGACCATCCTTGTCGAGCGTGGGGTTCAGCTTCGCCCCAACAAAGGGTCGCACGATCTTGATAAGGTCGCTGTAAGGTGTGGTGGTCATCATTTTGATCCTTTCGTTTGCCAATGCGCCCTAGAAACTGGCCCGCTTCTGTCGAATCGCTATTTTAGCAAGAATGACATGTATTGGTCGCATATATGGGCCGGGATCGCTTGCCGCAATTTCAAGCCATTCAAGCGGCTGACGCTTGCATATTTGCAAATATTCGCGATTGTTCATCTTCCTGTTATCCTTTCCTATTGAACCGGAGGCGCTCACCCGGTGTCATGGCGGATACTACACCAGCCTCCACTTGCGTCCTGCGCCACAATTCGGCTTCCATTTTCAATTGCAGATCAAGGCTGCGCCCTTCCATGATCGCAAGGGACAGCGCCTTGGTCGTCATGCTGGGGAAAGCCCCTGTCGGAAATGCTGCATCGCTCATGGCTTAAACCTCCCAACCAGAGGCGCGAGCGGCATCTGATGCCGTCGCCCAGACCAAATATTCGTCGCCGTCCATGCACTCGGTTTCGTCGATGACAAAATCGGCGCTCAAAAGGCTTTCGGTGATAATGGCTGAAGCCGCATATTCGGCGCTTGGGAAAGCATCGACATAAGCAGCGCCCATCGCATCAATGCAATAATCAAGAAGGCGGTTGCTGGCCTTGATCCAAGCGCGAGGATCGGTGCAAGTCTCAAACGGATCGGCGATCAAACGGCTGCGCAAGCCGTCGATTGCTTCAAATTGTGCAAGGGTGATAGGCATAACGAACTCCTTGGCGGTTTATCGCGGGATTATTCCGCTGACGACTTACGCAGTACACGAAACTATATGGGCTTGCAATACCCTATTTTACTCGCTATCATCGCATGGTATAGACAAGGCTGCATAGGAACGAGCAGAGCATGGACACTACCACCCTTACACACATCGCGGATGTTTTCAGCGCAGGCATTTTTCTGGCCGTGGTCTATGCCATTGCCAAGGCTGATCCACCGATCGAACCGCCCATCACATTGGAACGCACGAGTGTCGCTGACATGGCGGCAGGTGTAAAGCCGCTGATCCCGCCCGCCATTGATGACGAGAGCGAAGCGGGAAGCTGGGACGACGCATTGCGCAGCCCACCTTGGACGGAGCGCGACAACGGCGATGGCACCTATTCGCTGGCAATGCAGCCGTTGCTTACTCTGATCGAAGTGAGCCGCAAGCAATGAGCGATTATGCAGTCAAGGTGACAATTCGCAATGGCCGCATCCTTCGCCGGATGAGAGAGCTTGGAATCAAATCGCAGGTAGAGCTTGCGGCCAAAGCTGGTGTCAGCGCCACCACACTGAATAGTATTGTGGCGTTGCGGCGCGCACCAGAGAGAACCAATGGGCAATGGTCCCACGGCGTGGAAAATATCGCCGCTGCGTTGAGGTGTGACCCAGAAGATTTGTTCACCGATGCGCAAAAGACAATGGCGCTACCGGCCAATTCTATGGAAACCTATATGGATGAGGCTTCCGTCATATCTTTGATGGCTGGCGATGACATGGAGGAGTCGGCTTGGGCGAAAATTGAAGTCCAGAGATTGCTGGCCACTTTGACGCCAAGAGAGCGGGCTATCACCGAACACATGATGGAAGGTGGCATTTATGAAGATGCCGATCCCGATGGTTGCTCCCGAGAGCGTATTCGGCAAATACATTACAAGGCTTTGCGCAAGATGAAGGCTGCATCCGTGAATTTCGACAGGGCATCACGCGATGCGATGGGCGTTGAACTACCCAAGCCAATCCCCAAGAGAGACTGGAAGCCCAAACACATTAGGGAAAAAGAAGAGCGAGATGCAGCATGGGTAAAGGTGAATGCGGCTGGTGATCCTTTGCCCATATATCAGCCACCATTTCCCCTCCCGCCGAGGCTATGGCTGGAAAAGGATGCAACCCAATTAGCAGCCGAACGCGCCGCGCAATCTCGCGAGTACAGGCTCGCATTATCCCATGATTTAATGGGGAGCATGAATCACCCCGATGACCCATATCTGAATGGTGAAATGAAATGACCCGCTTCACCCTCACATGGACCGATGAGATGACCGCGACCGCCGCCGGCATGAAGCGCGCAGGTCTATCATGCTGTCAGATCGCAGACCGCCTCGGTGTTGATCCTCAACAGGTCAAGCGCCGCTGCTACAAGGTAGGCGCAAGATCATCCCTTCGCATCGGCCCCGGTGCCAAGGATGGTAAGCCTGGTCGGATCATGGGCGACCACACAAGGATTATTGGAGAGGCAGGGTAATGGCTGGCCCCCTCGCCAACATACGCCACGAGCGCTTCTGTAGAGAGATCATAAGCGGTAAATCGCAGGTGGAAGCCTATCGCCTCGCTGGCTATGAATGCGCCCAAAGATCATTGGAAGCAAACGCGCATAGGCTGATGGAGAATGATGGCGTAAAAAAACGCATAGCTGAATTGGGGAAACCCATCCACGACAAATACGCTGTCACCAATGATCGGATCACGCGAGAACTGGCTCTACTCGGCTTTGCGAGGCTCAAGGATTACTCCAAACTCATGGAGAGCGGCAGCCTAGATGATGTGACGAGTGAGGAATCTGCGGCCATTTCGGAGTTGCTGGTCGAGACGACTGTTTCAGGCAAGGGCGACGACGCCACGCCCACGCGCCGGGTGAAGCTGAAACTGTCGGACAAGAGGCAGGCTTTGGTCGAGCTGGGCAAGCTGCAAGGCATGTTCAAGGACGGCGCGGACCTGAACGTGCCCGTCACTTTCATCATTGAGCGCACAGAGAGGTCAAAGGGCAAATGACTGCGACACCTTGGCTCCGCGAGAATGTGGAGAAGCTGCGGGTTGGCATGGAGGCGCAGGCTGTTGATGCCGAGGAACGCAGCGGAGACGGGCGATATTACCGAGGCAAGGCCAAGGCATTCGCGGAAGTGCTGTTTTTGCTGGAGCGGGAACCAGCCACCGTGAAGGCTGTTGAGCCGGAAAAGCCAGAGCGGCCAAGATCAACGCCCAAGAGCAAGCCCTCGCCAGCATTAGCCAAGCCTACCGAGCAATCATACAGTTTGAGTGATTTGATTGGCGTGGTCGAGGGTGAGGCCAAGTCGCTGGAGCCGTTCGACCGTGTGATCTTTCGGGTTCAAGGTAGCATGGAGGTCGCGCAGCCATTTCACAGCGCCAAGCTCGACACTGCCTATCCCCAGCCCATTGTGGCGGATAGTCGTGGCAGACTGCCCATGATCCACTTTGCCCCCAGCGTGAAGGTCTGGGCGCATATTCAATAGCGGGTTTGGCGTCCTTCGTGGTCCTATCCCCCGATTATCAGGAACGAAGGCAACGAGAGAGGCCGTTTGGGCTTGTGATAATGGCCTGAAAATGGCAGAAAAGCGCAGTTCGGGTGGACAATGACAAGAAGGCAGGTATCGCGTGGTCAGCATAAGAGCGTCAGAATTGGTCAAGATCATGGACCGCAACGCGCTCGACCGCGACATTCTGGCCGAGTTGGTCGGGTTCACGCCTCGAACAGTGACGCGCTGGAGGACTGGTGCATCAAGCATCCCCCGCGCTATTGGTATGATTGCCGAGATGATCGACAAGGGGGAGTTTCCCAACCGCTATTTTAGGAAGCCTGCATGAGCGAGGATCGCGGGCCATTTGCCCCAGCCCTGACCGCCAAGGTGGAGCGGCACCGCCACCAGCCAGAACCGGGCAATGATGGCTGGCGCTGGTATCTGCGCAGATCGGCAGGCTCAATTGGTTTGACAGTGGAGCGCAAGAGCGACCTTCGCGGCTTTACGATGTTCTGGCCAAACAACATTGGCTTTGACGCAAGGATGCGGCTGGTGATGCGTGGTGGGCTGATCCTGTTGCGCCGGCGAATCAGTTTCATTGACGCACCGCCGGTTCAGCATTCAGTCTTTGACCCCAAGGAAGCAGATTGATGGCCAAGACGTTTACTCTTGACCCGGCGGCGCTCGTTGAGTTCACGCCAGAGCAGGTGGCAGATTACTCCTATGACAAATCGACCAAGCGCAAGGTGTGGATCCGGCGTGAGTGGAGGCGCAAGCGGACCTGCCATTATTGCAAGGGGCCGACCATCTTGCCGGGTAAGGGCAATGATCACTTGGCCAACGGTTACCGGTATGCGACGGTCGATCATGTGGTGCCGACTTGCAAAGGTGGGCCAGATCACTTCTCAAACTGGGTTCTGGCCTGCCATGTGTGCAATTCGCTAAAGGCAGATATGGATGCCAAGGACTTTATCCGCGAACTGGAAGAGGCGGGAGTGAGATGAACGACCATATAGACCTCGCGCAACATCACACCGGCTGGGCTGTCATTGATGTTTATTGGGAGGACGAACTGATTGAAACCCATGTCTCGCCGGTCAACGACACTAAGGCGCATGAGAACAGCGAAGATTGCTGGTGCGGTCCATCCAGTGAGGACGGGTTTTATTGGGTTCACGCCTCGGCGGATCGGCGCGAGGAATACGAGCAAGGCAAGAGGGGTGTGAACTGATGACCGACCTTGCCGACGACATCGCCCGAATTGCGGCGCTGCGTGGCAGGCATGTGGCAAACTATGAGCAGATCGAGCGCGACCGGCGCAAGGTGAGCCATGCGGAGATTGTTGGTCTATTCAGGGTGCCGGATGCGATGTACGACGAAATGCGGGAGTTTGACCGGCTGCCTGCCACATCTCGACAGGCATTAAGTAACCTACCGTTGAACGCATCGGCGATCCGGTATAAGGCATTGCTCAATAGAGCGAGGGATGAGCGGGGCCTCATCCGTGTGATTGCCATGGTGCTGCCAGAAGTGGTGCATGGCTGGGTCAAGAGGCACTACGGGACTGACCACCCGACAACGAGGAAAGAGACATGACGGCAAATGAAATTTGGGCTATTACTTTGAGCATCCTGCCTTGGGCGGTAGCAGTTTCCTTGATGAGTCTTGCTATCTGGGCGCTTTGGTTGGTGTGTCGAGTTTTCGCGGAAGATCATTACGCCAAGCGCCGGTATCGAGCAGCAATTGCCAGCATTGACCACAGCAGGCTCAAGCAGGTCGAGTATGAAACGATTGGGCTGGATAAATCGTCGTGGCGCGGCATCTATGACGGCAGCACTAAGCCTACCTACCGCCCATCGAACACCGGCCAATCCAAGCAGATGGACCGCTTGCGCCAGATCGGCGCTATCGACACGGTAGCAGCTCACGCCAAACTGGTTGGATGCAGCGAGTGGGAGGCCCGCATACTTGACCGCCGCCGCGCTGGTGAAAGCCTCGCCTCTATTGCCAAAAGCACTGGCAAGGCAATTGGCGCAATTCGCCGCACCGAGAAGCGCGTGGTCGATAAGATCATCGCAGCACAGGGAGGCGGCAAATGAAGCCTATCAAACCCCTACCCACATTGTCCGGCCTAATTATCCCCAGGCCACGCGCGACCTGCGGCAACTGCCATTTCCATTCGGCCACGCCTGACCTATCGCTGATCATGTGCAATGGCGTCCCGCCGACGCCCTGTATTGTCCGCGCGCAACAGACGGCGCAAGGGCCGGCCTTTGAGGTTGAACTGATGTCGCCACGCCTGCCACGGTCGCGCCAAGGCTGCGCACTGCACCGTTTCATCGAGCAACCGGAGGAGATGACGCAATGACACGCCAGATCAATGCTGTGGGGCTGGCAATTATCAAGGAGAACGAGGGCTGCAAATTGCAGGCATACCTTTGTCCCGCCAAGGTGCCGACGATTGGGTATGGTCATACCGGACCAGAGGTGAAACTGGGGCAGGTCATCACAATAGATCGAGCCGACGCGCTACTTGCCGCTGATCTTGCTCGGTTTGAGGACGGGGTGACGCACCTCACGCCCTTCTCCAACGACAACCAGTTCAGCGCGCTGGTGTCGTTCGCCTTTAATGAGGGGTTGGGAAAGCTGCGTGGCTCGACACTTCTGGCCAAACACAATGCCGCCGATTATGTCGAAGCCGCGAAAGAGTTTGGCAAATGGACTTTTGCAGATGGTAAGGTGATGAGCGGTCTGGTCAAGCGCCGCGCCGCCGAGGCTGCGCTTTACAGCAAATCCTGACCGATGGCGGACCCCGTTTATATCAAATACAGCTATAACGGGGTTCCGACGCTTGAGGACTTTGCCAACGATGATAGCTTTGTGCGTGGCGTTTCCGGCCCCTTTGGCTCCGGGAAATCATCTGCTTGCGTAGCAGAACTGGTTGCAAGGGGCATGAAACAGAACCCCGGCCCCGATGGCGTCAAGCGTAGCCGGTTTGCCGTGATCCGTAACACCTATGGCGAATTGCGCGACACGACGATCAAGACGGTGATGCAATGGCTGCCAGAGCATTATTTTGGGCGGTACATCGAGCATAAGCACACGTACACGATAACTGCGCTGCCCGGTGCTGTGATCGAACTGATATTCCTTGCGCTCGACCGGCCAGACGACATCAAGAAGCTTTTGTCGTTGGAACTGACCGGCGCATGGGTGAATGAAGCCCGCGAGGTGCCTTGGTCAGTAATCGAGGCGCTGCAAGGGCGCGTAGGACGTTACCCAGCAATGCGCGATGGCGGCGCGACTTGGTTTGGCATTTGGATGGACACCAACCCGCCGGATAATGATAGCAAATGGTATAAGTTTTTTGAGGAAACCAAGTTTGAACCGGGGTTCGCCCGCATATTCAAGCAGCCGTCTGGCCGCGCAGCAAATGCGGAGAACCTGCCAAACCTGCCCGGTGGCCAACGCTATTACACTAACCTCGCGCAGGGTAAGGCTGCGGAATGGATCAAGGTCTATGTCGATGGTGAGTATGGCTTTGTCATCGACGGCAAGCCGGTTACGCCTGAATATAGCGACACCATCCATTGCAAGGCAGTCGAACCGGTGCCGGGTGTTGCGATCATTCGGAGCTGGGACTTTGGCTTAACGCCCGCCTGCGCATTCAGCCAGCTTTTGCCAGATGGTCGGTGGCTGGTGTTTGACGAGATGGTCAGCGACAACATGAGCATTGACGAGTTTAGCGACGATGTGCTTGAGCATTGCGCCCGCGCCTTCAAAGGCAATGTCCAGTTTGAGGACTGGGGCGACCCGGCTGGCGAACAGCGCGCCCAGACTGACAAACGGACCTGCTTTGAAATCATGCAGGCCAAGGGTATTGATATTCGAGGCTCGGAGCAAAACCCGCAGCTTCGGCATGAGTCTGTGCGCAAACCACTGCGGACATTGGTGGCAGGTGAGCCGCAATTCATTCTGAACCCGCGCTGCAAGAACCTGCGCAAGGCGTTAATGGGTGGGTATCACTACCGCCGGTTGAAAACGAGCGGCGAGAAATATGCAGACAAGGCCGAGAAGAACAGCCTATCGCATATCTTTGAAGCGCTGGAATATGGCATGGTTCAGTATTTCGCGCCTGCGCTTACCTCATCGACCGGCGGATATGACGATTGGCCAGAGGGTGATAACGACGACTATGGCAGCGACGGCAACCGCAACGCTTATACAGGATATTGAGCATGGCTGAAATCATTCCAATTGGCGGCAGCGGACAGATCAGCGACGGCATTGCGCTCGACCCTGACAAAATCCTTGACATGGCCAAAGGTGAGTTTGGGGAAGTTGTCATTGTCGGATGGACGCCAGACGGTGAATTGCAAGTGCGATCATCGCATGGAAGCCGCGAAGCGCTCTGGCATTTGACCCGCGCCATTCACCAACTGACGGAGGGGACTGATGGCTAAGATCGTCCTGCCTAAGATCAAATCAACGATGGCCTCCCATGCTGATTACAGACCTGCGGAAAAAGCGCTCTACGTGACATTTCACAATGGGCAAACTTTCCGCTATGGAGGGGTGCCGCACAACATTGGGGAAACGCTGATGGGTGCTGCATCGTTCGGAAATCAATTTAACCGCCATGTTGCCGGAAAGTATAAGGGGGTAAAGCTGTGATGCTTGCCCCTATCATTCTGGAGCAACCGCATGTCGTTGATCGAGTCCACCATCAGCCCGTTGAGTGCCACATCAAAGGCTCAAGGGAGTGTCCTCGACGGCAATGAGTTTGATGAAATCGGCAATCCTCTTGACGGGGATGAGCATGATGAGGAAGTTGAAGAGCGCAAGGTAGCGGATAAGCCCGCCGCCGGAAGCCTGTTTCAAAACCTGATTGACCAGATCGACGACATCAACCTTGCTCGGTATATGCCGGATGATGAGCTTGACCGCATCGGTATGTTGGTGGTTGATGAGTACCGGATTGACGAGACAAGCCGCAATGACTGGGTGACAAAGGCCGAAAAGGCCATGAAATTTGCCACGCAAGACACCGAGCCAAAACAATTCCCTTGGCCGGGGGCTTCCAATTTCATCTACCCGCTGATTACGCAGGCTGCGACCGACTTTGCTGCGCGCACCTATCCCGCGATTGTTCAGGGCCGCAACGTGGTTAAGGGCGTTGTCTGGGGTGATGATGATGGAACGCCAGTAACGGTCGATGGGAAGCCGGATGGCCAGCCAAAGATAGTCCAAGGACCAGACGGTCAACCGCAGCCTTTGTGGCTGGTAAAGCCCGGTGAAAAGCGCCAGCGCGCCGACCGCATCGGGGAACATATGTCGTGGCAACTTTTGGATGAAATGCCGGAATGGGAGCCACAGACGGACCAGATGCTGCACCAAATGCCGGTGATTGGCGGTGCGGTGCGCAAAACATTTCGCGACCATGTGGAGAGCAGAAGCAAGTCGCTGTTTGTCAGCCTGCTCAATCTGGTGTGGAACTATCACGCGCCCAGCTTTGAAGCCGCGCCGCGCCATACTGAAAAGATTTTGCTCTACCCAAACCAGATTATCGACCTTGAGCGGACTTGCGATGAAGGAGATGAAGACATTGGCGGCATGTTCTTGCCGCTCAATTACGGCCCATCGGGCGGTGGCGCTGGCGAAACGTTCAATGGGCAACCGATTTATAGTGGCGACAATTCGGATAACGACGCGCCGCACCTGTATATTGAGCAGCACCGTCGGCTTGACCTCGACGGCGACGGTTACCCAGAGCCTTATATCGTCACGGTTCACCTGCGTTCTGGCAAAGTGGTGCGGATTGTTGCGCGCTATTGCGAGGAAAGTATCAAGGCTTCGCCCAAAGGCGACATGATCTACAAGATTGATGCTGACGACATTTACACGCTCTATCCGTTTCTGCCATCCATTGACGGCGGCTCGTACCCAATGGGGTTCGGTCAATTGCTGCGTCCCTTGAACGAGGGGATTAATACGACCCTGAACCAGCTATTCGACGCTGGGACGCTGGCTAACACCGGCGGCGGATTTATATCTGACCAATTGGGAATGCCATCTGGCCAAACGCTGCTTGGGACTGGCAAGTTCCACCGGGTAACGACCAAGGGTGCGTCGATTAGGGACGCGGTGTTCCCGCTGCCTTTTGCTGGCCCAAATGTGGTCCTGTTCCAAATCCTTGGCGCGCTGATGCAGGCTGGGGAGAAATTGGCGGGGCTTGCAAACATCCTGACTGGCGACGCCAGTATTGCCAACGCTCCGCCGACTACGGTTCTGGCGCTGATTGAGCAGGGCATGAAGTTTTACACCGCCATTGTGAAGCGGGTGTTCCGAGCCGAAAAGGCCGAGCTGGATAAGCTTTACGCGCTGAACAAGAAATACGTCAAAGAGGACGTTGAGTTCAAGATTGGCGATCAGGGCTGCATTATCAAGCCGTCCGATTATGTGCATGGCGGCGGTGTTGAGCCGGTGGCTGATCCCACCATGACAACCGACATGCAGAAGCTTGGCCGCGCTCAAGTGCTAATGACGGTCAAAGATGAGCCGGGGATCGACCGGCTGGCGGTGCTGCGGCGATTTATCGAGTCCGCAAACATTGACCGGATTGATGACTTATTCCTTAAGCCTGACCCGAATGCCGCACAGATGGCCAAGACCATGCAGCAATTGGCCCTTGAGACGGCGCAAGCCGAACTAGGCGCAACCCGCGCCAGAGAATTGAAAGACCAGACGCAAGCATTTCTCAACATGGCGCTTTCGCGCAAGAATGCGGACGGCCAGCAACAAGCGTTTATCGACGCGCAACTTCAATTCCTGCGACTGCAAATTGAGGCGGTCAATTCGACGGTCAAGGCTGCGGCGGTCGATCACCGATACCATGACACCGGAATGCGCCACACAGCCGCAACCGCTGACCGCGCCGCACAAGATGCGCAACACGGTCGGCAACTCGCGCAACAGGAGCGATTGGCCCAGCAATCCAGCCCCACATCACAAGGGCTGCCATCCCCCGGCCCAACTGGTAATTTTCCTGTCGCGCCAAGCGCTCCTTCCCCGGCGCAAATGCCGGAACCTTCGCCGCTCGGACCAGAAGCCCCCGCTGCATTTCCCATTGGAGCGCCTGAATAATGGCTATTACCGATCCCGCATATCTCCCCGCCGCTGTCGCTCAGAGCAAGCGCGACACCATGACGGGGATTACCAGTCAAGAGTTCAACCAATGGCGGCATAACCCGATTACCGCTGGTTTCCTGCAATACATGGAGGACAGCGTTGCCTTTTTGCGCGAAGCGGCTGCTGATCTTCTGGAGGCAGGCCAGTTCAATCAGGGCGATGTTCATCAAGACAAAAATCCCGACTGCCTGCGCGGCCAGATTATCACGCTGCGCCACCTGCATGGCATCGAGATACAGACAATTCAAAGTTTCTACGGCCAAGAGATGCCGAAAGAAAAACAGGAGTGAACCTATGTTGATACCGAGAAATCAGGAAATTGTCAGTGAGGCAGAATTGCCCGATTACAAGAAAGAACCGCCCAAGCTTGACCCGCTGCCAGATCGCGGCATGGGCTGGAAAGGGATGGACCAGACCGAATACGACACGGCGGAATATGACCCGGCGGTTGGCAATTCATCTGGCCTTGAACCGTTCGGCCCGAACATCCTTGTTAAAATGGATACTTGCGCCCGCGAAACAGCCGGTGGAATTATTCACCTTGATGCACATACCGAGCGCATGGACGAAGCTGCAGTGACAGGCTGTGTCTTTGCCATTGGTCTGGATGCCTTTCAGCACATGGCCGATAAGCCCAAAGTCGGTGAACGCATCTACATTGACAAATACTCCGGCATCAAATGCCGTGGCAAGGATGGCGCGCTCTATCGAGTTGTGGATGAAAAATGCGTCGCCTGCCGGATTGCAGATGACCTCGTGGTTGCGGAGCTTTGAACATGACCGACTTTGAACAAGATTTCGATGAGGGTGAAGATGACGCCCTTTCCCCCGTTTCGGTCGAGGACCGCGCCCGCGCTATGGGCTGGAAGCCGCAAGAAGAATACGGCGGAGATCCCCGGCGTTGGTCGGATGCTCAGACGTTCATTGATCGCGGTGAAGCTGAATTGCCAATCTTGCGCGACCAATCTCGCCGAATGAGCGAGAAGCTGGCGCGGCAAGAGCGTGACATGGCCGATTTACGCAATACTGTCTCAGAGCAGGCCGCAGCGGTAAAGGCGGCAATGGACCTTGCGCGCCGTGCTGATTCCGGCGGCTACAAGCGCGCTATGGATGAATTGAAAGCCAAGCGGGCTGAAGCTGTGGCAATTGGCGATACGGAAGCGTTTGAGCAAGTTCAGGAGCAGATCGACGCAGCGGAAGCCGAGCGCGCCACATCCTCAACCGAATTTAACGTCACCGTACCAGCCAAGCAGCCTGCTTTATCCGCGCCATTGGTCGATCAAGAAACTGATGATTTTATGGCGGCGAACCCATGGTTTCATCAAAAGCCGATTTTGAAACAAGCCATGATTGACGCTCACTTGGCTATTATCCAGCGCGAAGGCTCTGTATCTGGCAAAGCACTGACAGACCAGTACGAGCAAGCCAAAGCCGAAGTGGTTGAGGCATTCCCGCAATACTTCCCAACCCAAAGCAATTTGGCCGGCGGCGAAGAAGAATTTGAGGATGAACCCCGCCCACGCCCCCGACCCCGGCTGCGCGTTGCGCCGCTGGCACCAAGCAGCCCGACAATCCAACATCGGCGCGGCGGCGATCCTTTTTTGCGCATCACCGATGAGCGCGAACGCTCTGATGCCAAGGCTGCGTTTGCAAGTGTGGTCAAATACGACCCCAACACAACCGCTGAAGAATACGTGACCCTTTACCTCAACCCCAAGACCGACGTTCTGGCGCTGCGCGCTCGTCGCGGAAAGGCATGAACATGGCTCCCCCACGCAAAAATCCGCAATCCCCTCTCAACAAATCCCGCGCCGCTGGTGCGCCAGCGCCCAAGTCGGCAGCCGCAACTGCTCCAATGGAAGGTGCGACCGGCGGCTTTTACTCGCCTGCTGATGAACCGGCGGCAGAACCGGAAAAGCGCGCCGGGTTTCAGACGCAATTTGCCAAGACTGTTCGGCATGGTTCTTTGCCAACTGAACAAGGCGGCTCGGTCGACCGTGAAATCATCGAACACATGGCAGAAGAAGCCAATCAAAATCCCGATGATTTGGCGGCTGAAATTGCGCGCATCCGCTCTTTTCGCAAACCAATCGGAGCTTATTCACAGAAGCTTGCACTTCCGGCGCGAACAGGTTATCATCGGCACTGGTTTAACGACACCGCAGGACGGGTCGGTGAAGCAATCAATAACGGTTGGGCGCATGTCAAAGGCACTGACGGCAAACCAATCGCTCGCTGCGTAGGCACTGGCCGAGACAAGGGCGCGCTCTACGCTTATGCGATGGAAATTCCCGAAGTCTTTTGGCTGGAGGATATGGCAGCAAGGCACGAAGCTGCATCGGACAAGGTTGACGCCCTGAAATCGTCCCCCTTCTCGTCCAAGCCGGGTCAGGCTAAACCTGCCGATAAGGGCAAGTTTTACGATCCGACCGACGCGCAGGCAGGTCCGCTGCAGGTCGAGCGCAACTAATCCCGCCACTGGCGGCGAGTTCTTAGGCAAGATCACAGGCAGGCGACTATCGCCAAAACCCCGTGCAACCCTTTCTTAAGGATTCGCCGCTATGGCAAACAGCAATTTCCCGCAGGGCATTCGCCCAATCAATGACAATGGCACACCTTGGTCCGGTCAGGGCCGTATGGTTTGTTTTCCGGCCTCACAGGCCACCAACATTTTTCTTGGCGATCCATTGGTTCCGCTTGGCGGCACTGATGCTTTTGGTGTCCCCCTTGTGGGCATCGCTACCGCCGGCGCTGGCAACAACGTCCTTGGCGGCTTTATCGGCGTCTGCAATGGGCCGCAAGGTTCGCAATCGACGCTGACCCGCGACCTTCCGGTTTACCGGCAGGCTTCCATCCTGAACTATGGCTTTATTTGCGACGATCCCAACCAGCTCTATGCTGTGCAGGAAGATAGCGTAGGCGGTGCCATCGCGGCTGCAACTGGTGGCTTCGCCAACGGTAACCTCGTCGCTGGTACGGGTTCGACCGTAACCGGGTTTTCTGGCTGGCAATTGCAAAGCTCGTCCGTTTCGGCATCGGCCAATGCGACCTATCAGGTTCGCATCGTCGGCCTGTTGCGCGGTCCTGACAACGCCATCGGCACCAATGCCGATTGGGTGGTCCGCATCAACTTGCCGTCGCTCTGGTCCACTTCGGGCGTTTGATCCGCCAACAATTTTGAAGGAGTACACATTATGGCTACTGTTGGCGGCGTCATTACAACTGGCGCACACCCCAAAGCCCTTTGGCCCGGTATTCAAACGTGGTGGGGTCGTCAATACGACGAACACGCGCAGGAATATCCCGAATGGTTCGAGGTTGAATCTTCGGACAAGGCCTATGAAGAGGACGTTGAAATCAGCGGCTTCGGCGTTCTGCGTGAAAAGGATCAGGGCGCTGCTCTGAACTATGACGCAGAAGTGCAGGGCGCAGTCACTCGGTACACGCACGTTGCGTATGCTGGTGGCTACATCGTCACCTTCGAAGAGCTGCGCGACAACCTGTACGAAGTCGTTTCGAAGCGCCGTGCGGCGATGCTTGCCTTTGCTGGCCGGCAGACCGAGGAAATCGTCGCTGCGAACGTGTTCAATCAGGCGTTCAATTCGGCCTATCCGATTGGCGATGGTCAGGCGTTCATTTCGTCCACCCACCCAACGCTAACCGGCAACCAATCGAACTTGCTGGCCACCAGCGCCGACTTGTCCGAAACCGCTATTGAAGATTTGGGCATTCAGATCATGCAAGCCACCGACTATCGTGGCAACAAGATCAGCCTGATCCCCAAGGCGCTCGGCATCTCGCCAGCCAACTGGTTCGACGCAAATCGCATCATCAATTCGGTGCTGCAAAACGACACGGCCAACAACGCGGTGAACGTCATCAAGGCTTCGGGCATGTTCCCCGACGGCATTCTGACCAACCACTACCTCACCTCGGCAACCTCGTGGTTCATCAAAACCAACGCCCCTTACGGAGCGCGTTTCATGTGGCGCGATAAGCCTATCTTTGACACAGACAACGAATTCGACACACGTAACGCGAAAGCCGCACAATATATGCGATTTTCTTGTGGTGTCACGGACTGGCGCTCGTATTTCGGAACACCGGGGATTTGACGCCAATCAGTAACGGCTGATCTAAAAAAAGGGCTGGGGGCAACCCCGGCCCTTTTCATTTGCGCGTGGCGGGGGTATTGTTTTGACATGCAACGGATTATTGAAGCCCTTAGAATTGCTGTTTTGCTGTTCATTTATGGGTTCGGGCTGTTTGCGCTGGGGCAGATGATGTTTACCAAGCCTCATGCGCAGCGGGACATTGGTGATACACCTTGCGCCCCACATGCGCACTGGCGGTGGACAGGTATCCTTGATGGGGAGCCTTTTGAATTGGTCTGTATGCGGGATATGGACCTACCGGCGGATTAATGGTAGTTTCCGGCGTCAACTGATTTGAACCTGATCTGGAGAACTCTTATGGCTTATGGCAGCAAGAAACTCGAAACCACCGGCATGAATGCCCACAAGGATATGGCTGGGGCCGGTTCCAAGGGGAATTTTGGCGTTGGTGCTTATCCGGGCCGCACGGCTTCGCATCCTGATCGCGGCATGAAGCATGATGTTTTGCCCGACAGCGCCCGCTCTGCGGCGCACAACGGAATGCAAGGCGCACCGGATCATGGCATTGGCAAGGGTGTTGCTGACCATTTCCAGCGCGGCGGAAAGTGCTGACCGATGGCGCAGGGCAAATATGAAGGCAGCCGCGCCGATAAGGCAAATGACAAGCGGGAAGCCAAAAAGAGCGGCATGTCCATGAAGGCGTGGGAGAAATCCCCCGCCGACAAAAAAATGGACAAAGCCGGACAGAAAGCGCTCGACGCCAAAAAGCGAAAGAAGAAATGACCCGCGTTGTTCCTGCCGATCTTGTTCTTGAGCCAATGCCTGATGGCTTTACCGTCAACATTCAAGATGATGGTGTGGTCATCAAGGCAACGGCAATTATTGAGGGCAGCCGGTACGAGATTGGCTTGCGGCCAGAGCGCGAGGACAGCGCCATTGCAGCGGCTCAATCCGAGCTGCGCAATGGCATTTGGCACCTTATGGAATACAGCCGCCTTGGCCGTCTTGACCTGATGCGGTACGCTTCTGCGGAACGGCACAAAGGCCGGCCAACGGTGTGATTGACTAAGGGGCCATTTCAGGCGATAAGGATTGCGGGTACTGTTGAAGTCACCGCACTGAACCCGATGAAACTGAAAGACCCACGTTCGGGTCCAGCATCGGAGAATTATCATGGGCGCTGCAACCACATTTTATGCACCTGTTCACCGCGTTCTTGCGCGAAACAACAATGGCAATACCGCGATCCCGCTTAATGCGGCACCCAATATCGACTATCTCGCATCCGGCCTGCAAGATCATCGGTTCCAAGCAAATGCGCGTGGATCGTCTGCTACGTTTCCGGCCTATCTTGGCTGGTATGGCGGCGCTCAACCCGTTGTCGCCAATTATGTGCCGAGTGCGATTGCCACGGCCAACATTGCAGCGCTTGCCAATGTGGTGAGTGGAACGGCAATGACATTGCGCGCTGCGACTGGTGCGGGCATTACCGTGCTTTCAGCGGCGGCTCCTGCATTTCTTTTGCCCGCCAGCGTGACTTTGAGTGCCGGCGTTGTGATTGACGCATTGCCTTCGTTGCAATTGTTTGGCACCGCCGGCAACGTCACGACAGGGTTCTATAGCCGCCAAACTTGTGTTGGCCGCGCAGTCTCAATTACCGGTGTCGTTAGCACGACTGGGGGTGATTTTATTGTCTATGGCTATGACATCTATGGCTATCCGATGACTGAAAAAATCACGGCGGCGGCGGGTGTGGCGACGACCAACGGCAAAAAAGCGTTCAAGGCGATCACGTCGATTGTGCCGCAATTCACCGATGCTCACAATTATTCGGTTGGGACGGCTGACATTTTTGGCCTTGGCATTCGCGCTCCAAACTTTTGTGATACGCATATCAACTGGAACTCGACGCTGATTACCGCATCGACCGGTTTTGTCGCCGCCGACGCCACTACGGCGACCAATGTGACGGGTGATGTTCGCGGCACTTATGCAGTGCAATCGGCCTCGGACGGGACTAAGCGCCTGATGATGGCTGTATTCCCAAGCCTGTCGTTGCTGGCCACCAACCCAACCACCGGCCTCTTTGGTGTTACTCAAGCCTAAACGGCTAAAAGGATCGACCAATGGCCAGCACAAATACGCTGCAAATCCTTGAAAACGGCTATCGCAATGTCGTTATCAGGGCCACGCAGGTTTCCGACGGGACGCCAAACGAAAGCGTCACGATCTACAACGCGACCAGTTCCGGCTCTTTCGGCGTTACCGCGCCGGGGGGGCAGATCGTTTACCCCGGCATTTATACCTCGATCATTGGATTGGATTATGATGTCCAAGACATGAAGATGGTGATGCGCTGGGAGGCGACTACCGATCAGGACATTCTTGCGCTCGGCTCTGCGCCGGAGGATTTTCGGTGGGATCGTTTTGGCGGCATCCGGGTGCCAACAGGATTGGATGGAGCAACAGGCTCCATAAAAATGATTAGCCAAGACCCACTGGTCGGGGCGACTTATTCGGTTATTCTCTATCTTCGCAAAAGGGTTCCGCAGACATGAAATTTCCCATTTGGCTTGTCGCCGCTTTTTTACCGGTGTTTTGCTTGGTAGGCTGCAATGCTGCCTATGCTCAAGCCAGTAGCGCCATTGTTGTGTCCTCGTGTGGGACGCCTCCAACGACCTATGCGGCTGGCCAAAATCGGCAGGTTACGCAGGATACCACTGGCAAGCTTTGCGGGGCATCCACCTCGACGCCATCAGGGACACAGGATAGCAACCTAAAGCAGGTCAATGGTGCGACCGTCAATGTCGGGACGGGGGCATCTAGCACTGGCACTCAGCGGGTTACGACCTCGACAGATTCCACGATTGGCATTACCGGAACACTACCAGCTTTTGCCGCCACGCCAACGGTCACAGCCAACGCTGGTACTGGCACCTTTGCAGTTTCGGCTGCATCTTTACCTTTGCCAACAGGTGCGGCGACTGTGGCTAAACAGCCTGCCCTTGGCATCGCTGGCACCGCATCAACTGATGTCCTGACAGTGCAAGGTATTGCCGGCGCGACTGCGCTTAATGCCAACCTTGATAGTGTGGTGGATGGCGTCACGGTTGCAGCAAGTGCCGCATCGGCAGTCGATCTGACCAACACGCCATTTTCGACGGTTGGCTTTGCAGCGGTCGAGCTGCATATCACAGCGCTGACCGCCACCTCAATCACGGCTAGCGCGTCCTATGATAGCGGAAGCAACTACAATACGGTTCAATGCCGACCAGTGAATACCGCGACCATTATTTTTCAGACGGCAACATTAAACGCAACAGGTGTCTATGAATGCCCAACGGGCACGAATTTCAAATTAACTCAAGTCGGAGCTGGTGCGTCAACAGTGAAAGTCGCGCTAAAGCGCATTCCCACTGCTCTACTAGCCAGTCGTTTAACTACTGCGGTTTGCTCTGGAACATCATCGGCGGGCTGTGCCACCGTTGTTGGCAGTGTCGCCGCAACGGCAAACTCTACTTCCGGTAACTGGTTTGGCGTCACGTCTTTGAACCAGCTTTACAATGGTAGCACGACTGACCTTGCAAAATCGGCCAGTGCCGCAGCGTCGCTCAACACAGGTATTGGTGTTGCCGCTGTCGAAGAATCTGGCCGGCCATACTGCCACATTTCGACCGCGACCACGACCACATGTAAAAGCGGGGCTGGTTTTCTACATACTTTGACAGTGAACACTTTGGGTACGGTTGCTTCTACTGCGACGATTTACGACAACACAGCGGCTTCTGGCACCGTAATCGCCGTTATCAACACTTTGGCAGGGCAAACCAGTTATCGCTATGATGTGGCCTTTTCGACTGGCCTGACTGTTGTGACGACCGGAACCGCCGCGCCAGATATTACAATTTCCTACCGTTAATGCCGCGCTCATGCGTGGCTTCCAAAGGCTAGGCTTATGGGCAGGCATTATCATTTCAAGGCTGGAAGTTTCTACCGCGTTGATGATCGGACGGGTTTCCCGCAACGATCCGAGGTAACTCGAAAACAATGGAATAATTTGATTGTCGATGAGGCGCGCTGGGAGCCTCGCCAGCCTCAAGATTTGGTGCGCGGCGTCAAGGATTTGCAAACGGTCCCTGACGCCCGCCCGCTGGCTCCAAACCATTTCATCGGCCCTGTTTATGTGCAGATGAGCGCATCGGCAAATGTGGGAGCGACCCACGTCTATGTGCAATATCTGACCGGCCTGACCGTCGGCAACAAGATCGGCGTGATGATGAACAATGGGGTCGAGTTTCCGACAAAACTTTTGTCGATAGACGGTTCCGGGGAATTTATCGTTTTGGCCGCGCCGTTGCCTTATATGGCTGCCAGCGGAAACCTTGTTTGTGATTATGGGATACCAGCATGACGACCAGCAACCAGTCAAATTGGAACCCGGCGGTCACAGACATTGTGGCTCAATCTTTGCGCCAGCTTGGTGTAATCGCCGAAGATGAAACACCGACCGGCGCGATGTATCAAACCGGCATTTTCCAGTTGAACTCGATTGTTGCGGCGGTGCAGGCAACAGGAATGCACGTGTGGACACAAGAGGAGGCTATCCTCTTTCTTCAGCCCGGTCAGGTGCGCTATGAGATTGGTGGCCCGGGAACCAATGCGAACACTTCTGATTCGAACGAATGGCAAAAGTTGACGCTGACGGCATCTGCGCCGACTGGCGCGGGGTCGATTACAGTTAATACCGCGCTTTTGGTGACGAGCGGGCAAAACATTGGCATCATCCTCGACAATGGCGCAACATTCTGGACGACCGTAAACGGAGCGCCGGCTGGCAATGTGGTCACGCTAGCCGCACATTTGCCTTCTGCTGCGTCAAACGGCAATTTTGCGTTGGTATATACGACTGCCATATCTCGCCCCTTGAAAGTGCCCGCAGCGCGGCTCCTGACTCTGCAAGGGCTGAACGAGACGCCTATGGGGATCATGTCGCGGCAAGAGTACATGGACACCCCGAACAAGTTTTCTCCGGGGACACCGACGCAATGGTTCTACACCCCCCAGCGAGATCGCGGCATTTTCTATATCTGGCCATCGCCAGTGATGACAGCGTGGGCAGTTCGCTTCACATGGTATCGCCCGTTGCAAGACTTCTTTTCGCCGGCTAACACTATCGACTTTCCGCAGGAGTGGATTGCGCCGCTGATGTGGGCGTTAGCTAAAGACTTGATCGGCATTTACGATGTGCCGCCAGAGCGCCAGCAATTTATCAAAATGCAAGCGGACCAGTACGCAGACCTTGCAATCAATTATGACCGCGACAGCGAGCCTATCCAATTTGGCATGAGCTGGGAAGCGGTGAACAATGCCTGAAATTGTCCTCGCTTCTGAATTTGCAGTCAGCCGCACACCGCAATTGGTGAACACGCGGCTGCTCAATTTTATGACCGAGCGGCAGCCGGAAGAAGCAGAGGGCAAAATGCCGCTGATTGGTTGCCCTGGCACATTGTCTTTGAAAAGTGTCGGGCTTGGGCCGCACCGGGGAAGTTGGAATTTCAATGGCGTGATCTATACCGTTTCCGGCAGCGAGTTGTGGTCCGTAGCTAAGAACGGTGCGGGAACCCTTGTTGGTATTGGGATCAGCGGCACCAATCGCGTTTCGATGAGCGATAATGGCGTACAATTGTGCATCGTTAACGGTGTGGCTGGCTGGATTTATACCGTGGCCGGGGGGCTGGTGTCGATCACATCGGCGGCATTTTACCCAGCGAACACGGTTTCATTCACGGACGGCTATTTCATTTTTGACCGCGTCGGAACAAACCAGTGGTTCCTATCAGACCTTTATGATGGCCTGACCTATAACGGCTTGGACTTTGCCTCTGCCGAAGGGCAGCCGGGATTTGTCACCGCGACTGTTCAAAATCTGCAATTGGAATTTATTTTTTGCAGCTCGCACATTGAGATTTGGTATGACGCCGGCACCGCAAATTTTCCTTTTCAGCGGTATTCGGGTGGTATCATCAATTATGGGTGTATCTCACCTTATTCAATCATCAAACAAGATGGCGCAATTTTCTTTTTGGGTGCTGACCATGTGTTTTACCGATTGCAGGCCAATGCCGCGCTTCGGGTTTCGACGCACCCTATCGAAACTTTGTTGGCGAAAGCTGACAACATTACCAATGTTTTTTGTATGACGTTCACATGGGAAGGTCACAAGCTTGTATTTATGACCGTCCCCAGCCTGAACAAAACTCTGTGCTACGATATATCAACAGGCAAATGGCATGAGCGAAATTCGGTCGATGCTGATTATATCGACCTTGGTGCGTGGCGCTTTTCGACAGCGGTTGCTGCTTATGATGGGGTATATTTAGGCGACAGTTTAAGCGGTGAAATGGGTATCGTTGATTCGGATATTTTTACCGAAATCGGCAATCCCATGATCGGCTTGATTTGGTCGATGAACCAACATGCTGACCGGCGGCGCATTTTTTGCTCGCGCCTCGAATTGCAAGTGCAGGCTGGTGTTGGCCTCACAACCGGGCAAGGCTCTGACCCGCAAATTATGATGCGTCGATCGATTGATGGCGGGATGACATGGTCAAAAACGCAATTGTGGCGATCTATGGGCATGGAGGGTGAATATCTCAAGCGCTTGCGATGGATGGCGCAGGGCCAAGGGCGACAAATGATGTGGGAATTTGTCGTTACTGACCCAGTGCGACGTACTATCATTGCGGCCTACGCCGATATAAAGGCGGGCATGGGATGAGCAATCCCTCGTTTCCGCAATCTGCGGGTAATTCACCGCCCCCGGTATTTGGGCTTCCTTGGGCTACGCTAAACCAAGATGGCACAACGACGTTAACCCCGCCGGCTATTCAATTTTTGCAAGAGCTATGGGCTTCAATTCATGGCACTGGCGGCATAGTCGATGTGACAGAAGCCAATTCCCCCAGCCCCGGCGGCATTCAAGCTATTGCACTGGCGCTGATTAACGATGTGGCCGCAGCGCTTGCTTTGCTTACCCCGCCTGCGGTAGCGCCGCCTGCTGCGCCTGCTGCGCCTGCTTTGACCTCGCTGCCATCGTTACCTATTTTGGCTTCTGCCCCAACCAGTGCGCCCATATCAGGCCAAATGTCGCGCAGCGAGATCGAGGCCGTTGCAATGCTGGCCAGAACACCTGCAAGTGCCCCCCAGCCTAGCTATGCGGTGATTTTTGCAGACTTGCCCCCTCCTGCCTATGATGGGCAGCGCGCCTTTATTACCGATGGGTCCGTTGTTGCCGCCGGAAACTTTGGAACGGTTGCAGCGGGCGGCGGTGCGAATCATGTCCCTGTTTATTGGGAATCGGGCGGAAGCCAGTGGCGAATTGGTTAGGGCTTTGCCTGCAAGCCTATTTGTGATAGCGAGAATGTGAGGGCGCAGACACCACGCTTTCCAAGGTCCAGCCGGCCAAAGGAAACAAAATGTCTGTCACGATCCAACCCCTTATCCAGTCGCAACAGATCGCCAATGCGTTCACCGCTTATTTTACGGCGGCGGGCTATACTCGCGTCGATGCGATGACGCTCTATAATCCACGCGGAAATGCGGCGGAATTGGTTACGATTGAATGGGTGCCGTCTGGCGGTGGTACGGGCGCAGCCAGCATCATTGTCGAACAGAATTGTTTGGCTGGTGTGCCGTACAACATCTTTGCGCTGATCGGCCAGACGCTTGCTCCCGGCGACAAGATTTATGCCAAGGGTGCTACAGGTGGTTTGGTCAACCTTTTTGCCTCTGGCACAGTCACGAGCTGATGCCGCCGTTTGTGATCTTTGCTTTGCCTCGGTCGCGCACCGCATGGCTATCGCAATTCCTCACTTATGGGGATGCGATTTGCGGCCATGAGCAATTGCGCCACATGCGTAGCGTTGACGATATTAAGGCTTGGTTCGCGCAGCCGGATATTGGAACGGCAGAAACATCCGCAGCGCCGTGGTGGCGGCTGCTCGACCAGTTTGCGCCGAACGCCAAGGTGCTAGTTGTGCGCCGGCCAGTTGAGGAAGTGGTGGAAAGCCTCATGCGGCTGCCCGGTGTGGCGTTTGACCGTGCCATGCTCACAAGCCGGATGCAATATCTTGACCGCAAGCTTGACCAGATCAAGGCAAGGGTGCCGGGGGTGCTATCAGTACGCTATGCTGATTTGATCGATGAGGCGACTTGCAAGGCGGTTTTTGAGCATTGCCTGCCTTATTCCCATGATCGCCTGCACTGGGCGCGCTGGGCGGCGGTGAATGTGCAATGCAATATGAAGGCCATGATGCGCTATGCCGCTGCCTACGCCCCCGCGCTGGAGCGTTTGGCGGCAATTGCCAAGCATCACACACTTGCGGCTATGGCTATGCGGGAACCTGTTGCCCCAGAAGGCTTGACGCTCCAGACCGAAAGCTTCGACGATTGGGTGGCGGGAGCCGAACATTTGTTCCGCGACCACATGGCGATGATTGGTGAAAACCCGGCCCAATGGGAAAAAACCAACATCCCCTACATGCGCCGGCTTTACGAGCATGGCGCGATGCAGATCACGACCGCCCGGTGCAATGGCCGAATGTTTGGGTATCTGATGACGGTTATTGGCGAAAAGTTTGATGCAATTGGGATTGTATCGTCCGAGCATACCACATTTTATGCTTCGCCTCTTTTTCCGGGCCTTGGTTTGAAATTGCAAAGGCAAGCTGCGCGGGTTCTCAAAGAGCGTGGTGTCAGTGAAATCCAAATGCGTGATGGATTGCGCGGAAATGGTGGTAGGATAAATGCCATTTACCGCCGCATGGGCGCGCAAGATTTTGGGCATCTTTACCGACTTGATTTGGCGGGGGTCCAGTAATGGGTATCGGTGCGGCAATCGGCATTGGGGCGCTTGGCAGCGCAGCGGCAATTGGCACTACAGCGGCTGTTGTCGGAATTGGATCTACAATTGCCAATTCAGTTATAGGTAGTAACGCGGCAGGCGATGCGGCGGCAGCGCAAACGCAGGCAGCAAACAATGCCACGCAAACGCAACTGCAAATGTATGACCGAACGCGCAATGATTTGTCGCCGTTTATGACGGGTGGCAATAATGCGTTTTCGCAACTCGCCAACATTTTTGGCTTTGGCGGTGGCGGCCAGCAAACAGGCATGACCAGCCAGCTTGGCGCGGCGGGATCGAACCCCAATGCCATGACGACAATCGACATTCCCGGCATTGGGCAAATCCAAGTCCCAGTTTCTGCGCTTGGTGGTACGCAACCCCAGCAAGGGACGACGGTAAACGCCAACAATACCGGGCAGCCCAACCCGCAATTGGCAACCCAACTGCTTACTCAAATGCCGGGTTATCAGTTCGGGCTTGGCCAAGGCATTCAAGCTCTCGACCGAAGCGCGGCATCGCGTGGCCTCACGCTGTCCGGCGCGCAGCTTAAAGATGCCCAAGCCTACGGCCAAGGTTATGCCCAGCAACAGGGCTGGCAGCCCTATGTGTCAGCACTTCAATCCGCAGCCTCGCTTGGCGAAAACGCTGCGGCGGGCGTGGGCAATGCGGGAGCGACGGCGGCGGCGAACGCGGCGCAATCTCAATTGCAAGCCGGCCAATCGCAAGCGGCGGGCATTGTGGGTTCAACAAATGCTTTGACCAGCGGATTGAGCCAACTCAGCAATAAATTTAGCAGCTATGGAACGCCGCTTTATGGTTCCGGTGGAATTGTTACGCCTACTAATGGTTTATATAACAGTGCAGGTTCAACGATTGCGGCAAATCCATCTATTTTCTGATGATTATAGGGAATTTAACATGAAAAAAATTAAAAGCATGAAATCTGGCGGTAAGCGCGGTGGCGGGCATATCAAATCGCTCAAACGCTCGACTGCGGCTGCAACGGCTTTTCCACAATCTCCAATGGCGTTCCCGCCGATGGGGATGCCAAGTGATCCAAGCATGGGTAGCACTAAACCTGCGGCTCCAGATCAGGGTATGCCATCGGCACCGGGCGGAATGCCTTCTCCCGGCGGCATGATGGGAGGCTAAGTCAATGGCTGGTTATGGCGGACAGTTCGTGGCTTTGAACGTGAATACGCCGTCCGAGAGCCAACTTGCGGCGGCGCAAGCCTCGACTGCCCAAACGCAGTCGCAGGTGGCGCGGGCGACTGCGCCGTTTGATGTTGAGTATAGCAAGCAGCGGACCATCGGCGCGCAGCAAACCAACCAAGACAATGCGATGACATTGACTGAAAAGCTGATGCACAATACGCTGATGGATAAGATTGTCGCGCAGCGAACTGGGCAATCGTCGCCATTGGCCGCTGCGGAATCTGCGTACCAACCAACTGCTCCGGCCACCAGTCAAAATACGCTTCTTGATCCACGCGTCGAGGAGGTAATGAGATCCGTTGATCCCAGCGACCCGGCGCAAGCGGCTGTATGGGATGCGAAAATGCTGGAACTTTCCAAAGAGGTTCCGCAAGCAGCGCAGTTTATTGGGCATGGCGACAAGGCCAAGGAATACCGCGAGGCCGCTGCATCGCATGGTGTTCAGTCGATTGTAAACAATCCCAGCCCCTTGGCGCAAGCCCCAGCTGCCGTTTCGCCGCTTGCCGCGCTTGGCCAAACGACAAGCCCTGATCGGGAAGTTTATGTGTCGCCGGTTACCGGCAAGCCAATTCCTGCCATGACCGAATTTGCCATTCGCTATCCCAAGGAAGCCGCTGAGGCTATCGCAAATGATGGGATGATGGCTTATAACAAAACGGGCAATCCCGTTTACCTTAAGCGCTATGCGCCAACCATTTATGAAAAACTGGCAACCGCAGAAAACACGCTTAGTGATGCTCAAAAAACCGCTCTTGTGACCCAGCAAAGCACTATGGGATCGCTTGGGCAAAACGTCCTGACGCAGATCGCGCAGTATGGCGCTAATTCCCCAGAAGCTGTTGCAGCTTTGCGCGAATCTTTGGCCATCGTCGTCAACCATAAGTGGATGGCACCGCTTGTCGCCCAAGATTTACTGTCTCGACCAATCGACCAGATGACTATGTCGAAGATCATTGGATGGACTGTACAAGCCCAAACCGTCTCGCAATATATGGATAATAGCGGCCAAAAAGCGGCAAACGAGGCCAAAGCTCGCGCTCCGTATACGCATTCATATTCGCCAGTTGGTAACCTCCCAAGTGGAAATCTTGGCCTTCTTAATAGTCAAACTGGGGAGGTCGCCGATAGCGGTGTAGCCGTTAGTAAGCAAAGTGCCGGCGCGATAACGCTTGAAACCAAAATAGCTGGCGCAAAAGCCGCCGGCTACAACGATAAGGAAGCCTATGATATTGCCGTCGGCATCAAGCCAATGGCTCCTGACCGGCAGGTTGTGGCGGCGCGGGGGATGGCTATCCATCAACAAGACCTCGCCAGCATAAACAATCCCGGCCAGCCGTTTGATATTGAGGCTGCGTATCGGAGCAACTTGGCCACAATTCAAAATGCGGGCGCTCCAGATCAAGGCGGTTCACCATCTAATAAAGGCGGAAACCACACTCAAGCACAACGTCAAGCTTATGCTCAATATGCCGCATCAAAATCACCTTTCGGGTCTGCCGATAAACCTTATATTGTTAGCACAGTGCAGCAAGCACTTTCCCTCCCTCAAGGTTCATGGTTTATTGCGCCTGATGGCAGGAAGCTGCAAAACAAGGCTCGTCACTAATGAGCGATTGGGATCAATTCGTATCCGCTGATAGCGGGGATATTCCTATTGATGACGCAACGGAATGGACCCCGCCGCCGATCCCGACTGGCGTTGGCACTGGAACCCCGCTCAAAGGGCAAGGCGATCCTAAAGACAACCCGTTTTACCAAGCCGCGACAGGCGATTGGGGGCGTGGAGAACAGCCTTCGGGTGGCGCACAAGGCTTTGCCCCGTCGTTTGCAGGCAAGATAGACTACAGCGCCGCTGCGCCCAAATATGCCAATGCTTTTCAGGATGTCGGGTTTTCGGGTAACGTCATTGCTGGCCTGATGGGTAACGGCTTTGCGGAAAGCGGTTTTGATCCACATGCAAAAGGCGATGGCGGTGCTGCGCGTGGTGTGTTCCAGTGGCACCCAGATCGCGCCGCTGAATTTCAAAAAATGATGGGTATTGATGTGTCGCAAGCCACACCGATGCAGGTCGCGTTGTTTACAAAATATGAGATCGACCGTTTGCCGGCGGCAAAACGCGCTGCAATTTTGAACGCGCCAACACCTGCCGCCGCTGCCGTCGCAATTGACCAGCATTTTGAGCGCTCGAAAGGTCTAGCCCGAGGCAAGCGCATGGCAGCCGCAAATGCTTGGGCTGCTGCGCATGGTGGGAAAGTCGATGATGACTGGTCGCAATTCGCGCCCGCCAAAGATGCCCCCAAATCATCATCTGATCCTTGGGCGCAATTCGCGCCCGCCGCTGCCGCTCCGGCCAAGCCAAAGGGCTGGTGGGGAACTTTGGGCGATTATGGGACTGAATTGGGGTCGGCCCTTTACCAAGCTGGCGCTGGTGCGTCTCAAGTTGTCGGTACGGTTATAGATTCGCTAACTGGTACACCAGCCCTATCAGAAGGCTACACCCTTCTTGCGGAGAATTTGAAAAACAAAGCAAAAGAGACGGCATTAAAAAACCCTACCCTTGGGCAAGAAATTATGCACGGCGCAATTGGCTCCGTGCCTTTGCTCATAAATCCAATAATAGGTGCAAAAGTCGCAGCGGGTGATAGCTATGATGCTCATTATGAAGCTGCCATTCAGGCGCAAATGCAAGCCCCCAACGAACAGGCATATTGGGATACTTTTCACAAAGGTAAAAACCAAGGCATGTCAGATGAGGCGGCTCTAGCATTCGCAACCAAAGTGGCAGAAGCAGCACCCAAAAGGCAACCAAGTGCCAAAGAAATAGAAAAAGCTCAAATTATAGCGTCGGAAGGTGCGGTTGTTTCCGGCGCGGCTATGTTGATTCCGGGCGAAAAGATTGTTGGCGGGATCATTGGTAAAAGCCTTGGCAAGGCTGGTATGCAAATTGCTGAAAAAGGGTTGGCTAGAGTTGGCGTGAATGCGGCCTCTCGCATAGGTGGAAACGCCGCTATCGGTGGCGCTATGACTTTAGGTGATAATGCGGTCGCCCAGCAATATGACCCTAATCGACCACTTTTTCATGATGTTGGTAAGCAGGCGCTAATTATGGCTGCCGGCGGCGAACTTTTGCATGGTGGCATTGCCCTTGGTAAAAAAGCTACAAGTATGGCGGCTGATGCAATCAGAAAACGTGCAGCCAAACCAGATCCATTGAATGAAACTAATGCCGGTGAGCCTGATTTTGCCAACATGAAACAGGCAAAAAAACCGAGTAAGCCGGCCAAAACCCCGTTTGAGATGCCGCCAACGGATGCAATCGAGAAATACCGCGACGACAACCGCCCCGTGGCCTCTGAGGCGCTGCAGGTGCGCGCTGCGGAGGCTGGGGTAGATCATGCCCCAGATGCGCCACATGACACCCTACTGGCCGATGTGATCGAACAAGAGGCCGATACTGGAGCGCCAAGCCATGCTGCAACCAACGAACATGAGGCCCAAGCTGAACAACTCCTCTCCCCCAACGACATCGTCGCCCTCAATGGCCACCTTGAGGTACTCTCTGGAGGAAAGCAAAGCGAGGGTAGCAGCGCTGGAAAGGTATCTGACGAAAGGGACGTTCGATCCGGCGCACAAGATGCGGCTGGAGAACGCGTTGCGAATCCAGAAGGTCGTGGTGCGGGAGCGCGAGAGGCTGCTGCGGCTGCATCACCTGAACTGAATGCGGCGAAGCTGGAGCGCACAGCAAGCGGAAAAGGCGTAACCCTAACTGGCGCAACGCCAGAGCAGATTGCCGCGATCAAGGACGCGCTACCTGACAATGCCAAGGTATCACCGGGCAAAGACGGCGCGCTTCTGTATTCGGCCAAGCATGAAGATTTAATCCGTGATGTACTGAACAAGCCGGCCACACCTCCCCCAGCGGGGGCGGCTGATGTTGTTGCGCATACCGAACAGCCCGCTCTTGCGCCCCATGAGCAAGCCGAACTTGCCGCGCTCAAGGACATAAACGCCACCGGCCAGTTGCATGACGACGCCGATGTCGAGCGTATGATGGACTTGGCAGCAAAAGAAAAAGCTGCGCCTGTGGCTGCCGGTGCCGCCGAGGCTGCGCAACCAGCCATTGATTATGATGCACTTGCGCGCCGCCGCGCCGAATTGCTTGGCCGGGATGTTTTGCCTTCCGATCATAAATTTGTGGATTACATTCGCAATAAAGATTTTTGGGCGCTGCGTGATATGCTGCGTCCAGACAACAAAAAGTCGCGGCTGATTTTTACCGAGGCAACTGGCATCAAGCTTCCTAGCGGCCTTGCTACGACACGTGAAGTTTTGCGTGAATGGGCTGGGATTACTAAAGACGAAGTGGCCAAAGCTGCGGCTGACCATGAAGCAGAAATTGAACGCGGAATTGCTGAACGCAATCGCAAATTTGCAATTTCGACTGCTGAAAATATGCGAGTCCGTGACAGTTCTGGTAATGAGATGAGCGCACGTGAATGGATTGATGCGCGCATTAACGATGGTTTTGATCGCCTTGTGAACAACAGCCGGGGGCCAGTGCCAAAATGGAATTTGGCCAATGATCTGGGCCAAGGTTTCCCAGTCAAAAAAGAATTGCTCGATTATGCCCGGATTGCCCTTGAAGGCATAAATCCGCGTCAAGCCACAGATGAACAGATGGCTGCGCATGAAGGCATTTCTCCCGATGACGTTCGAGCCAGCAATTATCTTTTCTTAAAAAATGCTGATCGACCAGAACGAGCTAAGGCTGATGGTGCTGAGGCTTTTGCGCGTGGTGAAGAACGCCGGCTGCCCAGCTATTTGCATGATATGGGTTCCGCTGTTGGGGAGGCGTGGTATCGTGGATGGGATCAAGCCAACTTAGCCAAGCCATTGCCTGATGCCGCCAAACCTACACCCGAAGCAGCGGCCACCTCAAAAGCAAAACCCATAGGCAAAAACCTAGAGGGCCATGATGTTTTTGAAGATGCTAATGGCGTTCGCTCTTATTCCCGCAATGGCATTCGCCATGAAGAAACGGTTAGCTTAGTCCCGACAAGGGATCAAGGCTATGTCGCCAGCGTAGATACTTCCAAACGCAGCGACCAATTTTTAACGGCAGAGGAAGCCGCTGCGCGCAAACCTACATGGGGATCGCAAAACAAGGGCGTGAGCATTGATCGCGCTGCCGAGGTGCGCCGGTTGCTCAAGGAGCGCATGAACCGTCTTAACGCGGGGATCGACCCTGAAACGCTGTTGCTGGGTTCCGAGCTGGCGGCTTTCCATATTGAGGCTGGCGCTCGTAAGTTTGCAGATTTTGCGCGGGCGATGATTGGCGATCTTGGGGAATCGTTTGAAAAACTGCGCCCCTTCCTTCGCCATTGGTATGATGGTGCAAGGCATGAGTTGGTTGATCGTGGTTTGCCAACCGCCGACATGGATAGCCCGGAGGTCATGGCGGCAGCGTTAAAAGATTTTGCGCAAGAAGCCGAACAAGCGCATAATGTCCCTAAGGAGACAGACAATGCTGGGGATGCAATATACCCGCCAAGCACTGGACCATTGGAAACAATGGTGTCCGAAAATGTACCAGAGCCTCAAGCAAACGGGGGAACTGAACCGACAGGCGCAATTGGCCAGCCGGACAGCAGCGAACCAAGTAGCGCAAATGATGCGACAGGGATTGTCGAGGGAGGACGCGGAGGAGTTCGTTCTTCCGCAACTGATAAACCTGCCACCGGAGCCAGAGGTGGAAGAAAGAATCAACCGCGAGTAAAAGGTGAGCCTGTCGCGGAAACTCCCGGCGAAGAAGTCATCGCTGCCAACAAGGTGATTGAGAACTCGACACCAATCAATGTGCCCGCTTCGGATTTTACGATCAGCGATGATGTGAAACTGGGCGAAGGCACCGAGGGTGTTAAATTTCAAGACAATCTCGACGCGATCAAGACGCTCAAGCGGCTGGAAACCGAAAACCGTCGGGCAAGCCCAGAGGAACAGCGCCAGCTTGCGCGCTATGTCGGCTGGGGTGGCTTGAAAAACGCTTTTCGTGTGGCTGGGGCCAAAGAGGGCGAAGGTGTTGCCAAAGGCTGGGAGAAGCGCGTTTCTGAGATTGAGGAATTGTTGACGCCTGACGAATTGAAAGCTGCGCGTAATTCTACGACCGCTGCGCACTATACCAGCAAAACCGTTGTCGATGCCATGTGGAAAGCTGCTCAAAAGCTTGGCTTCCGCGAAGGGGCGATCCTTGAGCCATCTATGGGAACTGGCAATTTTCTTGGCTTGATGCCTGAAAATTTGCGCGGTGGCAGCCGGACCTTTGGAGTCGAGTATGATGGCCTGACCGCCCGCATTGCCAAAAAGCTTTACCCAAATGCCGATGTTGTTCATTCGGGTTTCCAACAGCTTCCGCTGCCCAAAAATCAATTTGCTCTTGCAATTGGCAACCCACCCTTTGGCCGGGAAAGCCTTTATTTTCCGCACAACAGCGCGCTTAATGGCAAGTCGATCCACAATCAGTTTTTCCTTGGGTCGCTTGATGCGCTGGCACCGGGCGGGACTATGGCAATGGTGGTAAGCCATAATCTCATGGATGCGCTCGACCCAAGCGCCCGCAAAGAAATGGCGCGGCGCGGTAGATTTATCGGTGGCATTCGTCTGCCTGACACCGCATTCAAGGAAAATGCGCGAACGTCCGTTGTGACCGACATGCTATTTTTCAAAAAGCTGACGGAAGATGAACAAGCCGTAGCCGATGCTGCGATCAAAGTTATGGAGGGCGGCGAATACCCAAAGGGTCATGGACAGCCTGCGCCCTATGAAATTGACCGAGCGTTGCAAACTATGAACGAGTGGGTGCCTTCCAGTACCATTGACGATCCCGCCGGTTCTGGTGAGCGAATCAATGCTAACCCGTTTTTTGTAAGCCGCCCTTATATGGTTGTGGGCGACATTAACGCGACGGGCACTATGAACGCTCGCGCCGATCTGAATGTGACGCTGGCTGACCCTTCGCAGTTTGAAAGCTTGCTCGACCAAGCGGTTTCCAGATTGCCGGAAATTGCACCCGTTAATGGAATCGCCAAAAAAACTTTGCGGCATTATCAGGTCATGGCTGACGCTATGCGCCTTTCAGCCATGCGCGCTGAACCCGGCGCAATTGCAATCGACCTTGATAATAAGCTCAACATGGTGGTCGATTTTGATGCAGGTGAAATGGGCAAAGCGCTTATGCGCGAGATTCCCTTGACCGAAAACACCCCATTCCCCGCCGACTATAATTACACGATTGATGGCAAGTGGCAGCGCGCAACCAACACTTTGGGCGAGGATGGAAAACCGCTTAAAGTGGTCAAGGAAGGTGGAAAGGTCACTAACCGAAACCAAAAAGAACTTGTCACTTACCAAAATGAAAACGAAATTCCGCCCAAAGATCGCTGGGGCAAAGACCGTGTAGCGATTGTGCGTGACCTTTTGCCGGTGCGGGATGCCATCAAAAATCAAATTGTTTTGGAATCATCCGGTGCTACTGATGCGCAAATTGCCGCTGGTCGAAATTTGCTCAATGCTAAGTATGATGCTTTTGTAGCCAAACATGGCGCGCTTAATGACCGAAAAATAGCAAACCTTGCCGATGTAATGCCAGATGGTGGACTGCCTTTGGCAACTGAAAAATATGTTGATGGAAAATGGGTCAAGTCGGACATTATGAGCCGGCGCGTGACAACGCCGCCAAAATTTGCGGAACATGCTGAAAATGCCAATGATGCGATTTCAATTGCCTTATCTGAGTCTGGTCGAATTGACATTGAGCGTATTGCCAAACTGCTAGGGACCGATGTTCCGGGGGCCGAGCGTGCTTTGTCCGAAGGTGAGACGCCGAGGGCATTTTATGACCCAGAGACAAAACGCTGGGAGCCGCGTGATCTTTACCTGTCTGGCTTGGTCAAGCGCAAACTCAACATGGCCCGCGCCGCCGGCCTCGATGCCAATGCCAAAGCGCTTGAGAGCATTATTCCAGAAGATTTGACGCCCGATCGAATTACGCCGATTTTGGGCAGCAATTGGATTCCGCCAGACGTTTATGCTGATTTTCTAAAACACCTTGGCTACCATAACGCCCATGTCAGCTATTCGGAATTGACCAACGCTTTTACCGTTTACACCGACGGCAAGCCTGCTGCTGAGTGGGAAACGTCAGCCAATGCTCACAATGCTGATGCCATTGTTGACAAAATTCTTAACTCGAAGGGTTTGAAGGTAACATTCAAAGACGAAAACAAGAAAACGCATGTCGATGAGGTTGGCACCGCCGAGAGTGAGCAAAAAGGCGAGGAACTGGCCAGCGAATTTCAGGATTGGGCATTCAACAATGACGAGCGCCGGGATCGGTTGGTCAATATATTCAATGAAAAATTCAACAGCCGATTGCTGCGCCAGAGAGATGGTTCACACCTGCAGCTTTTTGGCAAAGTTCCTGACGCCGTAATCAAAATGCGCCGGCACCAGATGAACGGCATCTGGCGCGGGATTACTGATCCAGCCGTGCTGTATGACCATGTTGTGGGAGCTGGCAAAACCTTTACAGCCATTGCGCGCATTATGGAGCGGCGGCGCATGGGCATGTCGAATAAGCCGCTTGTAGTGGTGCCAAATCATCTAGTCGAGCAATGGGCAAAAGACGCGATCAAGCTTTACCCCGGCGCAAAGATTATGGCAGCGGGCAAAGCTGATTTTGAGCGCGCTAACCGACGGCGATTGTTTGCCCGGATTGCAGCCAGTGATTTTGACATGGCGATTATTGGGCATAGCTCATTCAATTTTATTGACCTCGACCGGGCAACCGAAGAACGGTACATCCAAGATGAACTGCAATCGGCACATGCTGCTGTCATAGAAGCAGAAAAAGCTGCGGCAGAAGCTGGCCAGTCTGGTTTTCGCAAACCTTTCGGTGTGGCCGAGGCTGAACGGCTGGTTAAAAAGCTGGAGGAACGGTTGGCGCGTTTACGTGGCGGCAACCGCGACCGCCTGCTATCGTTTGAGCAAATGGGAATTGACGACCTCACAATAGACGAGGCGCACGAATTTAAGAACCTCGCCTATTCCTCACGCCTGCAAGATATTCGCGGGATGGGCAATAAGACTGGTTCGCAGAAGGCTATGGACCTTCACTTGAAAATGAGGGCAATCCGCGAACGGCACAATACGTCCATCGCTTTCCTGACCGGCACCCCAATTAGCAATTCTGTTTCTGAAATGTACCTGCTTATGCGCAACCTTGTGCCGCAGGAATTGAAAGAAATGGGGTTGGAGAATTTTGACGCATGGCGCTCTATGTTTGTCAGCGCCGGAACCGAGTGGGAGCCAACAGAGGCGGGTGGCGTCAAAGAGGTCAATCGACTTGGCCGCAACTGGGCAAATATGCGCCCATTGATGGATTTGTGGTACTCGGTGGCTGATGCCGTTACGAATGACGACATTAAAGCAGCTTATGCCGAAGATAACCCCGGCAAAAAATATCCATTGCCTGATACCAATTCGCAACGCGCCAATGGCCGTGACCGTGAAGTTGCGGTTGTTCCACCTTCTCCGACCACGCAACGCATTCTGGAAGAGGTCGTGCGTGGGTTCGAAGAGCTGCCATTTGAAAAGGACCCCAAAGCTCGAAACATTGCTCGGTTGAAGCTTATGGACCGTGCGCGCAAAGTCTCGCTCGATCCTCGCGCTGTTGATCCAACCATAGATGTCGGGGACGAGCGCAGCAAACTGGCGACAATTGCAGACCGCGTTGCAGCCACATATAAGAAATGGAACTCAGATAAAGGCACCCAGATTATTTTTCTGGACCGATCTGTCCCTAAATCGAAAGGCGATGACAAAATAATTGCGGCCTATGATGCGGCCTATGGCAAGCTCATGGACGCGGTCAGCAAGGGCGACGAGGACGCAAAAGCTAAAGCTCTTGATGGTTTGGAAAAATTCAACCCGAACGAAATTGAAGCAATGCGGGTTGCGCAGGCCGGCGGGTGGAATGCTTATGATGAACTGAAAAAGCTACTCAAGGCGCAGGGCATCCCCGAAAGCGAAGTCGCTTATGTGCAAGAGGCCAATACCGATAAACAAAAATCTGATCTGTTTGGTAAAGTAAACCGTGGTGAAGTGCGCGTTCTTATTGGGTCAACGCAACGCATGGGGGCTGGTACGAATGTGCAAGAGCGCTTGGTTGCGCTCCACCACGGCGACACGACTTGGAAACCATCTGACATTGAGCAACGCGAAGGACGTATTGTTCGCCAAGGCAATTCTTTGCTGGCTAAATATGGCGACGATAAATTTGCCGTCGATGTGATCGCTTATGTGACAGAGCGCAGCATAGATGCAAAGATGTGGGACTTGAATGCCAAAAAGTTAAAGGCAATCAATGGCATCCGTAAATATGACGGTGCGGACACTATGGAATTTGATGATGCCGAAAGCGTCGGCATGGCTGAAATGGCGGCACTTGCGACCGGCAATCCGCTAATGATTCAGCGCGTCGAGTTGGATGGCGACATTAAAAAAATGCAGTTGCAACAACGCTCTTACAATAATCGCATCAACGCGCTGCGCAGCAAGATTGCCAGCAATGTGCGTCAAATGGCTAATGGTCCGCAGCGCGCCGATATGTACGCCCAGTTCGCGGATGTGCTGGAGGCGCAAAAAGCGCGAGTGCAAGCTAATTCCACACAGCGCATGGCTATGGTCGATGGCAAGCCCTACAACGATGTTCGGGCCGCAACTGATGCCGCGCAGGCTATTATAGCCAAGTTTCGCGCCAATGATCCAAAAGCGCGGTTTTCAATCGACATTGATGGCGAGAAAATTACTTCTGTCGATGGTGTGGATAATGCAATCCGAAACAAGCTGGGAACGCCAGATTTTGAGGGTTCGCTTGGCGACCAGCAATTTATTGACACCAATGATCTGGCCAAAGCCATTGGGGCAAAGGCGGTAGAGTCGAAAGGCAAAAAAGAATTTACGATCAGCGGCGTTAGCATTGATGGGATGCCCGCTGAGATTGATGTGGGTGAAAGTTTCGGCAAAGTCAGTGCGTCTATTTCGGTTCTTGATGCTCAAGGGCGCGAGGTGGCGCAATACAATACGCTGACAGATGCCTTTACGCCGTCCACAGCACGAGCGCTTATCAATAAAATTCGTGAGCAAATGGACCCAATCCGGTTTCGGTCGGCGGCAGCATACGAGCAACGAAAGGTTGAGGCGGCAGCGCAAGAGCAGGAAGGGCTTCAAGCGGAAGTCGCAAAGCCTTGGCCAAAAACTGATGAATTGGCAGCCAAGCGCGAGCAGCTGCAACAGGTCATCACCGAATTGTCTGGTGAGAAGCGAAGCGATGAGACGCAGGCCGAAGGTGATGCCAAGCAAAGCATTGCAGAACCGGGTAGCGAACAACTTTCTGCTTCTCATGCCGATATGCTCGACCGGCTGCGCGAGGTCGGTTTGGAGGGCAAAGTTGCGCTCAAGATCGTAAAGAGCCTTGGCGGGCCGGCTGGCGAGTTCCATCGCAACGTCATTACCATTGCAATGGATGGGCCGAGCGCAATGCACGCTTTGAACCATGAAGTTGTCCATGCGATGCGGGGTGCTTTCACCGATGCGGAATGGCGCGCACTGTCGCGGGTGGCGACTGGAGATGCTCGGTTGATGGCCAGCATCAAGAAGCGATATTTTGAATTGTCTGGCGAAGATCAGGTCGAGGAAGCGGTGTCCGATCTGTTTGCTCGATTTGCAACAGGTGAGCGCCAGCCCGCCGGCCTACTCCTAAAGGCGTGGGAGCGGATCAAGGCTATCTTTGAGGCCATCGGCAATGCGCTGCGCGGCAACGGTTTCCGCACCGCAAAGGACGTAATGCGCGCCATGTCGAGCGGGGAGATTGCCTCGCGTATGAATGACATGACCGAGGCTGGGGCTTTGGACGCCAGTTTTGCCCGCCAGAGCCGCGTGGAGCGCGACGACAAGGAAGCCCCTCGCACCGGTCCCGGCGGGATCATTACCAACATCCTTGGCCGTGGCGTGGATAATGTGGGGCATAAGCTAGCCGAGGCAGCCCGCAAGGCGCTGCCTGATCCAGTGCAAACCGCTTTGCATGAAGTGCGGATGGGGCTTGACCCTATTGCGGAGGGTTCCGACCGGGCGCAAGGTGTGGCCAAAGATTTTGCCAATGCCAAGCGCTTAGCTGCATATCAGTGGGGTAAGCTTGACGAATGGCTGGTCAAAAACTTTGATGCGGAATCCCGCCGCCGGATGTGGGAAGCTGCGGACGAGCAGGGCGTAATTTTACGCCGAGGCGATCAGCCGGGACCGAATGAAGGGCTAAACCGTTTGACGGATAAAGAGCGTGATACCGTTCTTGAACTCCAGCGCCGAGCTGATGCCAGTTTTAAGGCTGCCCAAGATTTAGGCATGGTAACGGGTGAAGGTCTGGAATCCTATGTCCCGCGCATGATTATTGAAATGACTGCCAGTGGGCCAAAGGTGATTTCCAAAACCACTTCGAAACAGGAAAGGCGCGGTGGCAAAATTTCGACCACAACCGGCCAGCTTCGCCAGCGCAAATATGAAACGGTAGAGGAGACGGAGGCCGCAGCCCGCGCCGCCTTTGGGAATGGCGTAGAGGTTGTGCGCGATATTAGGACACTTGGTGTTGCGACGCAGCGCCTCGACCAAGCCATTGCGGGGCGTACCCTTGTTGAAAATATCAAAACTATGAGCAAAGACACCGGCGATGTGCTGGTGGAAGAAGGTTCCACGAGCAACCCGCAGTCGTTCTTTACGATGCCCGATGAGCCAGCACTGCAAACATGGGGTGTGAAATTTGTTGAGGACGCGGAGACGGGCAAGGTTGTTCCAGCGCTCGATCAGAATGGCGATATGATGCCTTTGTGGATCAGCAAAGAGTTTGAAGGGCCATTGAAGGCTGTGCTGACCGGGCCGAGCAGCGGAATTGTTCGCGCCATCATGGACATTAAAGCCAAGCAGATGAGCATCATCATGTATAACCCGGTGATGCACAACGCGGTGATCTGGGGCAAAGCTATTCCAGCCGATCCACTGGGTGTCCTGTTGCTCTATCGCTATTTTGCCGGCAACAAGGTCCGTAATGACCCCGCGCAGATGAGCCAAGCGATTAAAGATGGCATGGACCCTATTGGGGGTCGCTATTTCAATCAGGACATTGCCGGTATTGCTTCTGCGGAAGGGCAGGGGATAAAGGCCGGTCAATCGTGGACCTCGCAAATTCTCGGCAAGGGTGTTGATTTGTTTTCGCCCACGGCTGGCGAGGCTACGCGCCGCGCCATCGACAAGTTTGGCGACGTTTGGCACAATACGCTTTTGTGGGATCGTATTGCAGATTTGCAGGCAGGCCTTTACGCTCACTTGCGCGAGAAGGGAATTAAGGCTGGCCTCGACCCGGTAACGGCTGGCCGAGAGGCGGCACATTTTGCCAACCGCTATGCGGGCGCATTGCCGATGGAGGCGATGTCTCAAATGGCGCGGACCACAGCAAACCTTCTGCTATTCTCGCGTTCGTTTACTTTGGGTAATATGGCCGCAGCAAAGGATGTTATCGGCGGTTTGCCGTCGGATGTGAAAGCACAAATTTTGCGTGATGCTGGCCCCCTGATGCTGGACAAAGCGCAAGGGCGTACCCGTCTTAAAGCGGCAAGTATGCTCCTGATAGAATCGGCATTTTCGACAGTGAGTTTGGTGCTTGCGGCCCATCTTGCTGCATGGCTGGCCGGTCAAATTTACCAAGCTCCAAGCGACAATGAAAAAGGAAAAGAAGGAAGATTCCTCATTCGCTATGATGAAAACGGCACAGCGATCTATGGCCGGCTGCCAACAGGTAAAGTGAACGAGGATCAAATCGGCTGGGTTACGCAGCCACGCGATATAATGCTGCGAAAACTAAGCTTTTTGGGTAAATTGATGTACGAGGTTGCAGCTAATGATCGCGGGTTTGGGCACAAGCTTATCGGGCCAGATGACAAGGGGATTTATGGCTATGGGGCTGTGATAGGCAGGCTTGGTTACGATGTAATAATTGGTACGTTGCCGATGAGCCAATACGATGCGGTCAACGACTATTTCCACGGCACCGGAGACAAGAAAAGCGCAGCACTTGCCGCGATGCTACCTTTGGCTGGCATAACAATTAGTCCCGGCGCACCCGGCGGTCCCGGCATGGCTGACATTTACAATGCCAAGGAATCGCAGCGGTTTAGGTTTGATGAGGCTAAAGCTGAAATTGGAAAAATGATAAAGCGAGGCGATGTTGCTGGAGCGCGGCAAAAAATGAACGAGTTGAAAGTCGCACCTTCTTTGCAATCCTACATTATTCGGACGACACTAAACCCGTCGTTCCGCATGAATGGAAAGCAAGTTCGAGATTTTATGCGGATTGCTACACCTGAACAGGTCGAGAAGTTTCGGGCAGATCAAGCCGCGATGGCCAAAAGGAAAGCACAGCAATAGGGCCGTTCTCATTTCCGTTTTGCTGTGGTAGAGAGTGTTTGAAAGCGCCAGTCACGCGCCCCAAATTGATTGGAGAACGCCGTGACTGGCTCGCGCTACGGAAACCCATACGGCTATGCTTACACGCCCAGCGGCGCTCCCATTCCCGGCGCGTTGCTGAATTTTTATGTCAGCGGCACCAGCACGAGAGCGCCAACCTATTCGGATGTGGCGCTTACCGTGACAAACTCGAACCCCGTTGTCGCGGATGATTCGGGGACGTTTCCTGATATTTTCCTTGTTTCCGGCAAGTCGTACAAGGTTGTTCAAACCTATCCGCCAGAAGGGGTGTTGCCGCCGGTTGAGGTTTGGGCTGCTGATCCTGTCTTTGGCGCATATGAGAGCGCGCCGGCTGCGTTTGTTGGCCTGTTTACAAGTCTCAACGGCACCGCAATGCCTGCGGGCGCAACTGCGGTTATCACTTCCGGCTTTTCGGTTGAGGGCATTGGCAGCGCTCGATACACGCTGTCTGCAAATCCTTCGGCGCTACCCGCGATTGGGCAAGGCAAGTGGTGGTTCTATGATGCCGCTGGCAACAAATGGGCGATCAATGTTGTCGATCCGATTGTCGATATGTTTGGGGCATTCCCTGATGGCGTGACGAACAGCACTACCGGCATTGAAAATATGTGGCAGTATTGCCGGCTTGGTGCGGCATGGCTTGCGCCGATCAATGGGCCAAGCGGCGTTATCTTGCCATCTATGAACCTGCAATTGGGTGCGGGTAGCTACATTTATTCCGGCACCGGGCTTCTGAACGACAACAGCAACGGCGGCACCACTAGCGCGCCGGTCAACGTCTGCGGCATTGGGCGCGACCAGACACGCCTGACGATCACAAGCGCTTGCCATTTCATTACAGCCAACGCCGCCCGATCCGCCTATGTTCACGACCTAGAAGTGATCGGCGGGTGGTCGTTTATTTATTGGAACAGCACCAACGGCCTTGTGACTGCCTCCAAACCGATCTTTGAGCGGTGCAATTTTGTCGGCTATTCCAAGTTTGCGATTGGTTCAGACTCTACAGATCACCCCGGTTTACAGGTTGAGGAATGCAATTTCGACGGCACCCCGACGACTGGGACCGTGGGGGCAGGTGGGACCGGGGCAACATTTGGCATCGCGTGGTGCGGATATTGCGATGAGGTGACCGGCCAAAACAACATTTTTGGTGGAAACGCAATTGATGTGAAATTGGGCGGCGTCAACGGCGTCAGCGGAAGTTTCCGGCTGTCGCGCAACGGCTTCTTTAGCGGATCATATGTGACTGGCACATCCAATCGGATTGCTGCGATCTGGATCGTTGCGCGCACTGGGTCCGACAACAGTGGCTATGGCGGCGTCATTGAGCAAAACAAGTTTGGCAACGAGCAACGCGCCGCCCATGGTGAGGGCAATACGCCGCGCATTCTCTTTGCGTTGCCAGACACCAGTGCGACAAATCCTGTCGATCAATTGCCTTCTTCGTCGCTCATCAATGGCTACGTTATGGGGGTCAACATTTCGGGCAACACAATCGCGGGGTCGTCGGGTGAGTCTGCGGGCATTATTCGCTCTTACGTTACCAGCGTGGCATTCAATTTCTTTGCGTCAAACATTATCACCGGCACCTATCCGGCCTATTACATGGAGTATGGGTCTGCGGTGCAAACTGCCGGCCTATTTTCCGCAAACAATGCCTTTGTGCCGTATATTGAGCCTGTGTCGCCCGCGTTCAACAACGACAGCGGGGGCGGTCTGCCATTCTGCAACATTATCACCTTTGTCACGCCTTTGGATTTTGCCGCCGAAGCACAAGACAATACCCGCACGGTGCTGCTTGGTGCCAAAGATTGCGGATACCGACTTCTCGCGGCATCTTCGGGCATCGGGGCCGCTATAAGCGGCGGCTCGTCCACAACCGTCGTGGATGCCCGAGGCATGATGACGGCGCGGCAGTTCGTTGGGTCTAGCAAATATGATAACGTCTATATCAGCAATGTTTCGGGCTATGACGCGAATTTTCCGTTGTGGGCCGAAATCGAAATCCGCGCCGCTACATCCCGATCCCTGTCTTTGGTCCAACTTGACCTTGACCGATACAGTTCATATGCAGCCGGCGACCGCAGGCCGATCAAACTTGGTTCGACATGGCGCACGGTGACTGTCCCCGTCAATTTCAGAGCCACGACCGGCAATCTGTCGATTGCTGTGCAGTCATCTCCGCTAGATTTTTCGGCTGGCGTCCGTGACACCTTTCAAATCGGTAACATCCGGGTTTACCAGTCGCAAACGCCGCATGATGGCATTATCTCGCTCGGCTATTATGACCCTGCCGACGCGACTTATAGCTACCCTACGGGGATGCCCGACAAGGTGGTATATGTCACCAATCTGACGGCGCAGCGCGATCTGGTGCTGCTCAACGCCAACCGCCTGCCTGGTGATCTGGTGAGAGTGGTCCGCGCTGATGCGGGGGCGTTTAATGTGCTGGTCAAGCCGGGATCTGGTGGCGCTGGCGCTATTGCCACTCTGGCTGCGGGCCAGCAAGCAATTTTCATGTTTACCATAGCTGGCGCTTGGATACGGATTGAAAGCGGTGTCATTTAATTTTTTAGAGGCGTGGTTCTATGAGTGAAGTTTCTGAAATTAGCAGCGTCGTCAGTGCAGGTGTGGGTGTGGCTGGCGCACTTGGCACAGCAATTTCATTTTTGTGGGCCAGGGTGGAACTTACCAACAAACGCACAAAACAGGCGCTTAAAAAATGCGAAGATCGTGAAAATGAAGGCCGAATTCGTCATCATCAACAATTAACTGTGATTGAATTGCTTTGGCAAGAAATTAAAAGGATCGCGCCGGAAGCTGATGTGTTAAAGCGGGCGCGCAAACTTCTTGATGCCATGCGGCACGAAGAAGGTGTAAATCAGTCGCGCAGCCCGCTGGATGGGCCTGATTGAAGGAGTAAACGAAATGGACCAGACTATTGCAAGTGGTGATGATCCTGCCGCTGCCCAAGCAGATATTGCACAGGTTATTCAGCCTAGCGCTCTTGCCGCAAGTGCGCAAAACAACGCTTTGCCCATAACAGATTTTACCAGTCAGCCCCCCCCAGCATCGACTCCAACATCTCTTACCGGCAACCCAGTGATCGACACGGCAATCCGGTCGCTGATTATGATTCTGGGCAGCAC